GAAGCAGATAGAAAATTTATTAATATTGAAGGTGATGCTATGAATTTAGAAGAAGATAATTTAGCTTTTACAGGTATGGTTAATAAAAAACCTATCTTTGCTGCTGGTATGAAAATGATTTGGGGTCAAGTTGCAGAAGGTTGGGTAATAGCATCAAGTGATATGTGGAATCATCCTTTGTCAGTTGCTAAAGCAATTAAAAAAGATTTTGCTAGAGTTGCAAAAGAACACAATATAAAAAGAGTTCAAACTGCAATTAGAAAAGATTTTATTCAAGGTCAAAGATTTGCAGAGTGGCTAGGTTTGGAGAACGAAGGTTTAATGAAACATTATGGTTTTGATGGAACAGATCAATACAGATATGCGAGGATATTTTAATGAGTTTTGTATTTGATATTGCGGCAGCACAACAACAATCTGCACTTGGTAAATATAATCAGCGAGTTTATAACAGAAATGCTCTTGTAAAAGAACAAGAAGCTGAAGCAATAAAAAAACAAACTGAATTTGATATTGCTAAATTTGATCAACAATTTGAAAGATTAACAGGACAAACAAAAGTAGCTACATTAAAATCTGGTGTAGAATTATCCGGAAGTGCTTTAAATATTTTAAGATATAATGCTGAACAAGCAGAAGTACAAAAAGACGTAATGGAATATAATTCACAAGTTTCTCAAGCAAGAAAAATAGAAGAAGCAAACTTTGCAAGAATAAGTGGAACTATTGCAAGAAGAAGAGGTGATATTGCTGCACTTGGTTCTTATGCTAGAGCTGGAGAAAGTTTATTAAGAATAGGACAAGCTACAGGTAAAATACCTACAGGATAAATATTATGAGAAATTATAAATCAGAATATAAAAATTATCATTCTAAAACAAAACAAAAAAAAAATAGAGCTGGTAGAAATGGTGCAAGAAGAATTATGAAAAAAAAATATGGTAATAGTATATTAGGTAGAGATGTGGATCACAAAGATAGAAACCCAAGAAATAATAGTAAAAGTAATTTAAGACTACAATCTAAATCTTCTAATAGATCAAGGAATAAATAATGCCTAAAATACCTACATTTACATCAGAAGCTAGACCTACAGCACAAGCCGCTAGTGTTGTATCTAATATACAAATACCTTTAAATGAAACTGTAGCAGGAGCATTAAGACCATTAGGTAAAGCTGCTGAAGATTATTATATAAAAGAAAAAGAAATAGAAACTAAAGTACAAGCTGGTGAATTAACTGCAGATGCAACTGTTGAAGTTTTTAACGCAGCTTCAGAAGCAGAATTAAAAAATACACCACAAGAAGGTATAGATTATTTTAATGAAAAATTTGAATCTATACAAAATAAATATAAAGCAAAAGCACCCAATAGAAACGCAGGTGATCTTTTTAATATTACTTTCTCTTCAAACAAAAGTGTTTATGTTAATAATATTTTAAAAAAAACAAGAACTAATTTAGTTACTACTAGAGTTAATCAAGTAGATCAAAGAGTTAGATCAAAAATTGCATCAGCAGTATCTTCTGGAAGTAAATTTGAATTTGATATTTTAGCTAAATCTGTAGAAGAAGATTATCAAGGTTTAGTTGATGATAAAATTATTGGTACAAAAGACCTTAAACTTTACAAAGAAAAATTACCTAATTTAGTTGAGGTTGCACAAGTTAGAAAGATAGCAACAAACAATGCTTCACAAGCATTTTTAATATTATCTGATTCAAAAAACTTTACTACAATTAAAGGAGAAGAAAGAAGAAAACTTATAAGCGAATTTGGTACACTTGCCAAACAACAAGCAGATGTAACAAGTGCTGTATTAAATCAAAGTATTATTGATAAATCAAAAAAATTTATGGAAAAATATGGAGACAATCAAAAATTTGGTTTTAGCACAGAAGAATTAGAAGAGTTTAAAACTGGAAACGAAGAAGCTGATAATCAAATAGTAACTTTAAATGAAAAAATAGTTAATAAAGAATTTAGTTTTGATACAAACTTTAACACTAACACAGATGTAATAAGTAAAATAGCATCTGGTGAAATTAAAAATACTTCAACTAAATTTTTATTAGCAGGAGAAACAGAAGCTAAAAGTATTTTAGAAAGAGCTGGTGATAAAACTATTAATAATAAAGATTTTAAATTTTTATCAGATGTTATTGTAAGAAATAATAATGATACTTTTAAAAAACAAGATCAACAATTTTTAAAATATTTTGAAAATCTTACACCACTACTTCAAGGTAATACTTTTTTAAATTACTTTGATAAGGAGTATAATGCTAAAGCTAGTGAATTAAGACAAACACTACACTCAAGATATTTAAATGGATTAGCACAAGGTGTTCAACCAAATGATTTATTAAGTTACACTTCTGAAAATTATATTGCTAAAGATATAAAAAATTATTTACCTAAAACTTCAGACTTGGGTAGCATTATAGTTGAGATGGCTGCAGAAAACAATAATACTATTGATGGACCTCCAAGAATTGAAGGAGAAAATGCAGAACAATATTTAAAAAGAATAGAAACAATTAACATAGATGATGCTAGTTCTAGTTTAGATATAAATGCTGAACCTAAATTTGCCAATTTTGAACAAAATAATAATATTAAAAGTATCAATAATTATTTAATTAAAAGAATATCTCCAGAAGCAAGTGCTGCTATTTTAGGAAATATGTTTGCAGAAGGTGAAAAATTTAATTTTAATCAAGAAGAAAATACTACAAGAAAAAGAAAAGGTTATGGTTTATTTCAGTTTACAGATGTAGCAGATGGTGAAGGTCATAGAACAGAATATTTTAAATATTTAGAAAATACTAATAAAAAAGATTCTGCAGAATCTCAAATTGATTATGTTTTAGATAATATTTATGAAGGTATAGGTTATGATATTGGAGCAGGAAATAGAATAAAATTACAAAATATTTTTAAAAATGAAAAAAATATTTTAAAAATTACAAAAGCATTTCACGATATATTTGAAAGACCACAACCCGGAAGTTTAGGAAAAAGACAAAATGCTGCAGAAAAAATATATCAACTTTTAACAGATACATTTCCAATTTAATTAATATGAAGTTAGCTGAACAAGAAACATTACTACAACAAGGTGGGTTTAGCCAAAAAGAAATAGAAGATTGGAAAAAAGATAAAGTATTAAAACTAAATGGTGCTGGATTTAGTAATGCAGAAATATCAGAAGAGTTTGGTGTAGTTCCTACAGATACTAATTCTAATAAAGAATATTTTAATAATGTAAAAGCTGAATTAGAAAACGAATACTATACACAAGAATCAATATCACCAGATGATGAACTATTATATCAATCAAAAATAGATCAAGCTGATGCTCCATCTTTTAAAGAAATAGTAGTAGGTAAAGAATTTGATGGAGACGAAATATTAAAAAGAGGTTGGGGTAAAACACTATATGATATGACATATAGATTAGCTACTGATGGAGGTTTATCAGAAGCATTTACACAAGAAGAACCAGAAGATTATACTTGGTTTGAAGGTTTATTAGAAAGAGGTTTAACACTTGGTGCAGAGCTACCGATATATGGTTCAATTTTTTTAGGAGGTACAGCCGCAACAGGTAATCCTATAGCTGGTGCATTTACTGCAGGTGCTATTCCGGGTGCTGCAAGAGAAACATTATTAAAATCATTAGAACAACAATCTTATGGACAGCCAGTTGAAATAGTAAAAAATTTTTTAAAAGATGGAATTGTTGAAGGTGCTAAACAAGGAACAATATTTTCAACTACTGCTATTGCTCCACAATTAAAAATACCTTTTGTTGGTAAACTTGCAGACAGATACTTAACAAGGGTAGCATCACAACTTACAGCATTTGAAGGAGCTGGTGCAATACTTAATCAACAACTTCCAACATTAAGAGAGTTTAGTTATTCTGCAGTTATGTTTAGTGCATTAGGTGCTGTGCAACCTAAAAAAACTATGGAGAATAGAACTAAACAAATTTTTATAGATACAGGTAAAAAACCTAATCAAGTATTTAAAGATTCTTTAGTTGATAAAACAATATTAGAAGATGTTGCATCAAGAAATTATATAAGAGCTTATGAAAAATTATTAGATAGAAAAACTGTAGAAAAAAAAACAAAACCAGAAAAACCAGAACAATTATTTAAAGATGAATTAGCAAATAAAGCTGCAGAAAATATTGCTTTCAAACCTAAAGTAGAAATACCTACTGTTGAAAGATTAAAAGAAATGGGATCAATAGTTAAAAAAGAATCTATTATAAGAGCTATAGATACTAAATATCCTGTACTAGAAGCATTAAGAGAGGCAAAGGTAAATACTAAAACTGGTTTAGAAAAATTAAATTTATATGAACAAACAAGAATACTTGAAGGTATGCCAAACAGAGCTGCATATTTTATTGAGTACAATACTTTAAATGGAAAAACATTAGCAGACAAAGGTTTAGGATTAAAAGATATAACAGCAGATATTGTTAAAAAAGGTAAAAATGAAATGCAACTATTTGAAACTTATCTTACAAACAGAAGAGCAGTAGAATTAAATGCCAGAGGTATTGAAACAGGATTTGATATTGCTACTGCAAAAGCATTTACTAAAAAATATAAATTACAATTTGAAGAAGTTGCTAAAAAAATAGACACATATCAAAGACATCTTTTAGAATATGCGGTTGATGGTGGTTTAATATCTAAAGATGCTTTTATTGCAATGACAGAAGCAAATAGAAATTATGTTACATTTGCAAGAGAGTTACCTAAAGATGGTAAAAAAGGTTATACTGAAGGATCAGTAAATCCATTCAAAAGAATTAAAGGAAGCAAGGAAAGAGTATTTCCACCTTTAGATGCTATTGTAAAAAATACAAATAAAATTGTAAACCTTGCAGAACGAAACCAAGTTAAAGTTAATTTTATAGATTTTATAGCAAAGAAAAAAGGCGAAGCTAAAGCAGTTAATGCTCCAGATCCATATCCTTATATTGATAAAACACCATTAAAGTTAAAACCTATAAAAATTCAAAGAAAAGAATTAGAAAGATTTTTTGAAAAATCAGAAATAGATAAAATGTCAGATAAAACTGTAGGCGAGTTTACAATATTTAGACAAGAATTTACAGCTACAGATAAAGGTCAAATACTTATTAAAAGAGATGGTAAAACAGAATCTTGGGATGTAGGTGTTGATTTAGCAAATGCTTTTAAAACAATGGATCAACAAACTGGTGCAATGTGGCAACATTATGTTGGTGCACCTGCAAGAACATTAAGAGCTGGTGCAATATTAATACCAGATTTTGCTGTACCTAACTTTTTTAGAGATACTATGCAAGCAAGTTTTTTAAATAAAGTTGGTTTTGTTCCAATACAAGATTCAATTATTGGTGCATTTAATATTATTACAAAAGGTAATAATAAAAAAGCTATGGCAATGTATAAAAAATATGTCAAATCTGGTGGTATGCAATCTACATTATTAGCTGTTGATAAACCAAATATATTTGATGGTAAAGTTTTTGACATATTAAATAAAGGACCAATAAGAAATTCAGACAGAGGTATATTAGCTCCATTTAAAGCACTAACAAGATTGTCAGAGGAAATGACAAGATTTAGAATTTTTGAAAAAACTTACAAGAAAGCTGTTGAAAAAGGTTTAACAGAAAAACAAGCTCTTGAAAGAGGAGGGTTTGAAGCTAGAAATCTTTTAGACTATGCTAAACGAGGATCACTAGGTGCAAATATAAATAGACTTGTTCCTTTTTGGAATGCAAGAGTTCAAGGTTTAACAAGAGTATATGAAGCATTTAGAGATCAACCCGGCAGAACATCTGCTATGATTGGTGCTTACATTGTAATACCAACAATAGGTTTTTATATGTTAAATAAAGATGATAAAGATTATAAAGAACAAGAAGAATGGATTAAACAAAATTACTGGTATTTTAAAATAAATGATAAACCATACAGGTTTCCAAAACCTTTTGAGGTAGGTACATTGGTTGCATCTGTTGTTGAAAAAACTTTAGATTGGGTAAGAACTAATGAACCACAAGAATTTGGTAAGTTTGCAAAACAATTTTTTATAAATAATGCAAAAGGATTTTATCCTATTCCTACTGCTATAAGACCTATTGCAGAAAATTTTATGAACTATAGTTTTTTTAGAGATGCACCAGTAGTTCCAAAATCATTAGATAAAAATTTACCTAATAAATTTTATTATACTGAATATACATCTGAAACATTTAAACTACTTTCTAAAACACTTAATGGATTAGTAGGAGATGACAGTTTTTTTGCAATTAATCCTATTCATGCAGAAAATGTATTTAGATCATGGACCGGTGGATTAGGTAGATATATTATAGATACTTTAGATTATGCTATAATTAAAGCTAAAATTATAGAAGATCCTATTAAACCTACAGATACATTATCTAAAATACCAGTTATTAGAGCATTTGATGTAAGAGATGTTCCCGGATATGGTGCTCAATCTATAGTTAGATTTTTTGAAGAATTTGAAAAAGTAGAAAAAATAATTAATGGTATGGATTTTGCTAAAAAGGCAGGAGATTTTGAGGAATACCAAAGATTAAAAGAAACATTAAATGTAGACGAAGTTCAATTATTAGAATATAGAAAATCAATAAAAGAGATAGATAAGCAGATAAGAAACATATATAACTTAAAAGAATTTCCAAATGGTGATATACCAACACCAGATGAAAAAAGAGAGTTGATAGATGACTATTATAAATTAATGATAAATTTTGCTCAACAAGGCTTAAGTTATCTTGAACAAACAAGAAAAAAGTAATATAGAAAAGTAATATGACAGTATCAAGCACAACAGTAAAAAATTCGTATTCGGGTAATGACAGTACAACTGAATTTGCCTACACATTTAAAATATTTGCAGACACAGATTTACAAGTAATTATCAGATCCTCTACAGGAACTGAAACAACCAAAACTCTAACCACGCACTACACAGTATCTGGTGCTGG